GAATAACCGTTCTCGGTCATGCGGATGGAACTCGGGGAAACAAAAAGACGCATTGAGTGGAAGGATACGAACCTTACCAGGATGCACACGACCGACAGTGTCAGTGTATGCCTCTTCATAAGCAACTTTAACGAAGCAGTCGCCAGAAACGCCGCCTTGTTGACCCATTTCCCAAAGCACCGTGTGCTTGTCATTATCAACAGACCAGACGCGCTCAAGTAGGTCAGGAATAATACCTTCAGTTTGCTTAGGGCTGCGGAAGTGCATGCCCTTACCGAAAGAGAAGTTAATGATGTAATCTGTCAGCGCACGGTAGTAATTCATTACCATTTGGGTTTCCCCAGCCTGACGGCGGTAAGAAGCGTGGTGACCTAGGTACATAGCCCAGTTCAAAGAATAACGGTTTAGACGAGGACCGTGAACCTCAAACTCTTCATCTGCAAGTTCTACAAGACCAAGAGGGGAGATAGAAATAGTGAGGTCAGACGACGCCGCCCTATAACTTGGGGGCGAGAAATCAATACTCACTTATTCACCTCTTGTCTCAACTTTATAAATAATACCATAGAAAGACTGTTAGCCACGGTATCGCTTACCGCGAAGGGTTCCCTTACCGACGTTTTTGGTAACTTTATGCTTTTGTGCGGCAATTCGTTTGTCAATGCCTTCTTGTACGTAATCGCGAAAGCGTGGGTCAATTTCTCGTTCAGACTGTACAAACTTGCCACCCACTTGTGCATAGTGGGAGTGCACCCAGTGAGCTGCTGCAGGAGATGGGTACACGCGGAATTTAGCTTTGGCTTGTGCAACATACATGTTCCACAATTTAGGGTTAGCAGGTAACTGCTTAGGTCCTTCTTGGACCGCCTTACCTTGAATCAGAGCCATAGTAAATCCTTAGACCCGCCCCTCTACCGTAAGGATGGAGAGGGACGGGCTCCTAGGGTAGCGAACGCCTAGTCTTGAACTACCGCTGGGTTTAGGCGGAACTGATGTCCACCGTCGCGGATTACCTCTTCGAAAGCATTTTCGCCATGGTCAGCAAAAGCTTGACCTGCGAATTCACCAAGAACAACTGGGGCTTCCACCCATGCAGCAGAGCCTACGTGTGCACGCTCGCGCATTGTCTCATCTGGGAACTTTTCGAATACGTTCTGGTTGTGGTTAGGACGACCAGGTGCTGGCAAGTATCCTTGCATAGCGCCCTTGGTGAACTCCATAGGAACGTCGGTATCAGTTGCAAGACCCTCTTCAAAACGAAGTGGACCGCGCTGACCAGGAAGAGCTGGGCTCATCGTACGGTCGTAGATAGTGCCAGGACGCTCAGGCATCTGAGGGGCTGGCGCAATGTTTTCTGCCATTGGGAGAATCTCCTTATATAAGGGTTGAGGTACCTCAATTAAAATTGTCCCTGTAATTAGGTAACTTGTCTGATTAAACTCTAATAAAAAGGATTTGAGGACATTTCCGCTTCAGGCATTACCATGTCTACGGTAAGCGAGCAGGCAATAGACAAAGAGTCGGCAAAGTCATCATGAGCATGAGCCTCATCAGGAGCCTTAGCCAAAAAGTTAGGACCTTGGTATTTGGTTTCCAAGTCAGTCATTTGTTGGTAAAAACGCTTCCAAGTACGTAAACGGCGAGTTTTAGCGTGCGCAGGAAAACCAACCATACGACGGTCAATAAGAGCCTTAAGATGCTTCCAACGCTTTGATTGCTCAGATTGGCTACTGCTTATAGAAATAACTTCTGCTCGGGGTAAAAGCAGTTTAAGTCTCTGGGCTACTGCGTCACCAACACCGTTAGCGTCAACTCCAACCATAAAGACGTTGTAGTTAGAAAGAAAGTTAACAATTTGGAAGTACTGGTCTTCCCAGTCATCTCCTTGAATCTCAAGCCAATTAAGCACGCGGTGTTCGTAATACCCAAACTCATCAGGTCGGTCCCAGTCTACCCAGACAACTGTGACTACTGTGCTATCCATCTTTCGAGCAGGGTCAATGCCAACTACTACAGGGCTACGATGATAAGAGCGGACAACTTCCATGCTGGTATCGCCAAGTTCATCCATGATGTTGGATGTAATGAACATACCTTTTTCAAGCATCCACTTACAGTTGTATGACATCTGGAATTCATCAGAGTCCTCACCAATGCGCATAATTTCTTTTTTAATAAATCGGTTGTACCTGTCATTTACCTTGGCTACTTCCCGCCAATCCCACTGAAAATGGTTTTGGCGCTTACCACGGTTGGTTTGCTGTCTCTTATTCATCTGAATAGAGCGGTAAAAGTTATTCTTAGTATTGTTTGGCGTACCAGTCTTAACCATGGTTCCCGCGTAATACGCAAGCATAGGGCTAATAGATTTATCAACCATGAAGTCATCCGCGCCCTGACACTCATCAATAACGATGAGGTGAAAGGACTTAGATTCAATCTTGGCTCGTGGGTTAGCAGTCATCATCATAAGGCTACTGCCAGAGTTTTTAAGACGAATTTGTCGAGTAATACCAGGCACTTTATTGAGAGTATCATCAATCTCAGGGTCACCAAGAATTTCAAGAGCATGCTCAGAAGTAAGGCGGTTTACAGTTCTACCAAAAAGAGTTTCGACCTGACCCTCAACAGGAGCAAACATACCAATCCAGATACCATCTTTGTACTGCCCTAATAACTCTGGGTACATCTGAGAAAGGCGTGGGAGGAGAACCATAAGTGTGGCTACTGTGTTGGCAATGGTTTCAGACTTACCTGATTGACGTGCGGCAAGAGCCGTAATTTCAGCAGCGTCATTAAGAATGACAGACTCCATGATACGACGTGACAAAGGTATTTGGTAAGGGTGCAACTGGTACCCGACAAGGGCTTCCATAAATTGCATCATCTTATCTACAAGCTTATTGACAAATTCCTTAGAGAGTTCATCAACTTCCTCTTCATCTTCTATTTGAATGTCAGAAGGCTCAAGGGTCTCTTCTGCATCCTCATCATAAAAGAGGTGAGTTTGCTTAGTCATGTGTTGTCCAAACGTAGTAAACGGTTATTACTATGATAGCCGAACACGAGAAAGCCCTGACCATAAAGCCAGGGCTAACTCATGCCACCTTAGGAGAGAGGTAAGAAGTGAGGCACTTCAACTATAGCATAGTACGACGGGCAAGCTCTGAAGCGAGCGCATTAAGGGCTTCAGCCCCCACAACAAGTTCTTCAGCGTAAATAAAGTCATTTGACTTTAGATAGCTAGATAAGCTTCTATTTGTTTCAGAAAGAGCCTGTTCCATCCACAAAGGGATGTCTGCAGTAGGTAATTTAGCCACTCTATTGGCTACTTTCTCAGGGAATGGCTTATCCCAATTTTTTTTATTAGCCCAGAATTTTAATCCCACTCTAATAACTCCTCTATTGTTACGTCTAGTTCCCGTCCCCAAAGCGCTGCTGTAAGCGCCTCGCTTTCATCCTGAGGCTTTCCCCATATTCCAAAGACAAAGCCAGGCTTAGTAAAAGGGATACGGAAAACAAGGCAACTGCCTTTACGATAAGGCTCTTCGATTTCATTTGTCCAGCCCTTTTCTACAATTGGCAAAAACTTTTTGTGCGGGTATTCAATTTTTTGTACGTATAGTGGTCCAATGTTAATCATTAAAATTTAGCTCCAAAAGTGCTTTGGCGACTAACGCCACCAACATGTGACTTCTTTTGTTGTCTACTAGAAATGTTACCAAGACCTTTGTAGGCAGCTTTTTGACGAGTACTTGCTCCCGCAGGACCCATTTTATCAGCATCCCAGGTAGAAAGCGAACCCTGAGTAATTACCTCATGTTTTGAAGGTGAGCCTCTAAATTCATCCCAAACTGCTGGGTTAACGTCATAGTAGTTCCATAGCGTGTTATCTCGGAATTGAACTGTAAGAATAAAGTTTTTAGGGTCATACCCTGCAGTTAATGTACGAGGACGCTCAGGATTAGTTGTAGAAGTGCTAACAGACTGGGGAGCCCATACGCTACCATCTCGCGCTTCAGGAGGAGTTAACGCCTCAAAATCAGGGTCAGCACGACGTTCATCCTCATATGAGCTAGGGTCATTGCGTAATTCATCCATAAACGCATCATAAGTAGACTGTAAATCTGAGTACATTTCTTCTGGCTCAATCATTCGGTCTCCTCACAGACATGTTGTTCGGTCTCATCTTCACGAACTTTTGCATGGCAATCATAGCACCTAAGCCAACGAAGTGGGGTGAAGTTATTCTGTGCCGTTGCCCCCATGGGGAAATTCCCACCGTCTTCACCGTAGGCTTGTTCATACTCA